AACTTGGATTAGAACAAAAAAACATAATATAAAAAACAGTCAAATACAGAAAAAAAGATTCGAAACAATCCCCGGTACATTTTACGGCAAAAAACACAAACCGGAAACCATTGAAAAATATAAAAATGATGAACGTAGAAAACATTATAAAAATACTGTTGCAAAAGGCAGAAAACATTATAATAACGGTGTCGAAAATAAAATGTGTTTTCCGGGTCAAGAGCCCGAAGGGTTTGTCTTAGGAAGAATTATGAAAAACATGAAAGGACAAAAAAATGCATGAAAGAAAAAATCGCCCGCGTAAGGGTCGCCGTAAGGTTGGTTCTAAGAAGCGTAGGGCTCGTCGTAATAAGAAGAAGTAATACCTTTTTACATAAGGATATATTATGAAACCGCTGATCCACTCTAAATCTTCTGTGCGTAAATACGGTGGTGTGATTGAAGATTATCTTCCTATTCATGACTTTATGGATTCGACCAAATCAGCTTGTCCAGATGTAAGGCACCGTGCTATATTGCATTCTGCATTCGGTTGTTATCTTGTCGAAAAAGTTTTTGGAACTTATTTTAAAAACTCACAAGGTAAAGACGTATCAGTTAGAGACGTGGCCGAGGATCATATCATCGAGGATTTAGGTTTTATTCCGACAATGGAAAATTACCTTAAGAATATGCAAATCCAACCTTGGATGAGCGGAACAATGCGTAATCGTCGTAAATCTTCGTATGCTAAATTAAACCGCGATCCATCCAAAAATGATACTATTGACGAAGTGGCCTAAAGGAGATATATTATGGTTATCGATCTAAATAAGATTAATGAAATTGGTAAGAATTTTGAATATAAAATTAGTCAAATGAGTCTTCAAATGAAAATTATGCAGGAAAAAATGCGTAAGGATTCCGAGGAAGCTTTGAATTCTGCTTTTAAGGAATTTTTTGAAATTGTTCCTGAGATTGCAGCTATTACTTGGACGCAATATACGCCATATTTTAATGATGGTGATACTTGTGTTTTTAGGGTTGATGATTTTTGGTTTGTTCCTGATTTTATGATGCAAGAATGGAAAGAAGATGGTGGCGGATATGCGGAAGAATATTCAATTAGTTTGTATGGAGATGATCCATACTATTGTTATATTGGTATGGAAGGCGTAGAACTTCCATCTTCGGAACGTATGAAACATATTTCAGAGACTTGTAAAGTTGTTGAAAAGATGTTATACTCTATTCCATCAGAAGTTTATCAAAACCTGTTTGGTGATCATGTGTGTGTTGCGGTTACCAAAAATGGTATTGATGTTGAAGAGTACGAACACGAATAAATTTTAATAAAACTGAAAAGGTGTAAAATGAAAGAGTTTGATCTTAAGGAAGTAATTGATTTCATCAAGAATTCTTCTAACGAGACAAAGATTTATATCGGCGCTGATTCCGAACGTTATCGTAAGAATGAGGTTTGGTATGCTGATTATACTGTGGCTATTGTTGTTCATATTGATGGCAACAAGGGTTGTAAGGTATTTGGTAAGTCAGATGTAGAACGTGATTTTGATCAGAAGAAAGAAAAGCCAGCTTTTCGTCTGATGAACGAAGTTTATCGTGCTGCTCAGATGTATATCGACCTTGCCGAAGCCATTGGTGATCGTCATTTCGAGTTGCACCTTGATATCAATCCAAACGAAATGCATGGTTCGTCTTGTGTTATCACACAGGCAACTGGTTATATTCGTGGTATGTGTGGTGTTACTCCAAAGGTTAAGCCAGAGGCACCAGCAGCTTCATTTTGTGCTGATCGTTTGAAGGAAATTCTAACGAACAACGAAAGTATTGCTGCTTAAATAATACAGGCGCGTAGCTTAAAGGCGAAGCCGGTCGCTCTTTAAAATTTAATTTTTATAAATACTTCTATAATTAATAGGAGTATTTTATATGAAATGTAAATTCTGCAATCAATTAAAGAAAAATTTGAATTCTTTAAGAAATCATGAGAGACTATGTAAAGAAAATCCAAATAAAGAAAAAACTTGGATTCAAAAACGAAAAGAAGCGGGAATAGAAATTAAATTTGATTTTCATCAATCGCCTGAATATAAAGAAAAACAAAGACAAAAAAGATTATTGTGTCCTCCCGCTTCTTTAGAACAAAGACAAAAAGCTTCTATAAAAACAAAAGAATACTATTCTAATCCTGAAAATAGAAAAAAACATTCAAAAATAATGAAAAAGGCGGTATTAGAACACCCAGAATCTTATTCTGATAAAAACATAGTTGGAAGATCAAAACATTTTACAATCGATGGTGTTAGATTTAATAGCACTTGGGAATATGAAGTTGCAAAATTTTTAGATAAAAATAATATTAAATGGATCAGAAGTAATATAAAACCAATTTCTTATTTTTGGAATGATGATTGGCATTTATATTTTCCAGATTTTTTAATTGAAGAATATAATTGTTATATTGAAGTAAAGGGATATGAAACAGATCGTGATAGGGCTAAATGGAGCCAATTAGATAAAAAAATATTAGTAATCAAACAAAAAGAAATTGACTTAATAAAAAAACAGAATTATGATATAATTAGTAAATTATCGTCCTATAGCTCAATCGGTTAGAGCAGGCGCCTTATAAGCGTCAGATCTGGGTTCAATTCCCGGTAGGACAACCACTATTTTGAAAGTCTACATCATGAAATATTTGTATCTTTTGCCGATTTTCTTTTTCCTTGGCGGCTGTCAAACTACAAATTCTTATCCTATAAATAAAATTACCGCTCAAAAAAGCGGTATTGTTGCCTCCTGGTATTCCTCCGGAAGGAGAACTGCCAGCGGTCAACATTTCGATCCAAATGGAAATACTGTCGCACATCGTACCCTACCATTTGGAACTCAACTCAAACTGACTAATCCATTTAACGGAAAGTCCATAGTTGCTATTGTCAATGACAGGGGTCCATTCGTAAGAGGGACGGGGTTGGACGTTACAAGAGGCGGTGCTCAAAAACTTGGTTTTATTAGTCAAGGTAAAACTAGATTGATAATGGAAGTTTTGAGATAATATATTTCTCTTAATAGCGACGTAAACAAAAGGAAAAGTAATGAAAAAGCTTATATTTTCACTAGTAGCAATGCTAGTTAGTATTGGCGTAGTTTCTACAGCTAATGCTAGACCAAGACATAAGAGACATCATTATCATCATGTTGTAGTATACAAGCATAAAAACAAAAAAGTGAATATGGTGATTGGTCAAAAACAAGAACCGCAAATATATTATTCGAATGATGACAATAGTCCAGCCGCATTTTTTGCGAAAGATAGAGCAAGAAATGTAGTTGAAACTCTTGATGAATAACAAAAGAAAGACCCAAGAACATTTTGGGTTTATCGAACAGTCGATCAGACAAGGAAACGGTTTGGCTAATAAAGCATTAAGATATGTTGGTGCAACAGCTAGACAACTAGGACTTCCTCGTAGCCTTTGGTGTGCTGATTTCATGAATATGATCACACATTCTGGTAATGATCGAACTGCTATGTCATATAAACACAGGGGACAACCAGCATCTTATGGTTGTGTTAACTGTGTTGCCGTAACAACTCGTCGAGGCGGTGGTCACGTCGGGGTTGTTTCTGGTTATGATAAACATGGTAATCCTATTTTGATTTCGGGAAACCATGGCAGAAAAGTCGGTGTTGGTACTTATGCTAGAAGCAGAGTAGTAGCATACAGATATATATAATGGGGTGGGAGAAATCCCACCCTTTTAATTTGGAGTTTGTTATGACAACAGAAGAATTAGTTAAATCAGCTGACCTTAATTGGTGCGTAGACATTCTTAAAAGAATAGAAAGTATAACTAACCGTTTTCCGAGCACTCAGAATGGTTATGCAGTCATAGATTATTCGGATATTGACCAAATTAAATACCTTGTAAAAATGGGGCTAAAGGTGGTTAAAGAAGATGAATGACTTGACTTTTGAACCGTATCAGGTTATACTAAGTAAGGTTATGAAGGAGATATAATATGAAAAGCGATCTAGAACTGCTTGTTGAATATGATATGTTTATTTTGGGATTTGATTCCTCAAATTCTGAGGATATTAAGAAATATTGGGAGATTATGCTAGGATGAACGTTACAATATATACTAAATCGAATTGTAAATTCTGCGTTAATTCTAAGATGCTACTTAGCTCTAAAGGAATTAATTATACAGAACTAAAGTTAGACGAAGATTTTTCTAGAGAAAGCCTTTTGGAAATTTTTCCGAACGCGAAATCTTTTCCTGTTGTTGTTATAGATGGTTTCAACATTGGCGGGTTTGAAAATCTTAAAAAGTATCTAACTGAAGAAACACAGGATAATCGTAAACTTTTGAATGAGGGAATTTAATATGATTAATCGCGACGATCTTTTGAACGATCTACGTATGTACGTGATTGAAGTTCAGTTTAATAAAGTTAACGGCGAACAGCGCACAATGCGTTGTACTCTAAGGCCTGATCTTTTGCCTCCAAAGTATAATATCAATGAAGATCATAAATTTCATAGGGAAAATACCGACGTTATTGCTGTTTGGGATATCCTTAACAACGGTTGGCGTTCTTTCCGTGTAGATTCCGTAACTTACGTTCAGAACGTGAGCCACAATTACTGAGGATAAAATGAAAAAGTTGGTTATAGTCGAATGCATATCTCAACACCGTATTCGTTATTGTGTTGAGGTTGAAGATAATATTGATCCTGCTCTTGATGAAGTCGTTAGAGAAAGTGACGCTGAAAATTTTCATGAGTTTAGTCAGCAACATCTCGGCCAAGTGATCTTTTCTCATAGAGAAATAAATAAAGAAGAATACCTTCGTATGTTCGATGAAGATAGTCCTTATCTAAAGGGATGGCCTGAAGAACAAAAACTTAAATACATCAACAGGATTAATTATGATGCATGATGTTATTGTTGATATCGACGGCACCATAGCCGACAATTCCCATAGAGTTCACCATATCCGTAAGTCTCCCAAAGATTGGAAGTCTTATGAAAAGGGTGTCATGGAAGACGAGCCGCATTTTGACATCATCTATATTCTAGAATCACTTAAAGCTTCTGGTTCGAAGCTGGTACTCTGTACAGGAAGAATGGAAAACGAGCGAGACGACACCATTAATTGGTTGAGAATGCATTATCTAGACTTTCTTTTTGACAAGCTTTATATGCGACCACTCAATGATTATAGATCGGATGATGTTGTTAAGAAAGAACTTCTTGACCAGATTCGTAAAGACGGTTATAATCCGACAATAGTATTTGAAGATCGTCAACGTGTTGTTGATATGTGGAGAACAGAAGGTCTTCGTTGTTTGCAAGTCCAGCCGGGCGATTTTTAATTAACTTAAAGGAGAAAATTAATGGGTTATTGGGGCTATAGCTTACTTTTGGATTGTTCCGAACTCGATCACGAAGCAATCACAAGGTATGAAAATATTTATAATTTCGCTAAGAGACTAGTCAAGGATATTGATATGGTCGCTTACGGAGAGCCACAGATTGTTGAATTTGGTTCTGGTAATAAGGCTGGCTATACTTTGGTCCAGCTTATTGAAACATCGAATATTTGTGCTCATTTTGTTCCTGATGACGGAAATGGTGGTAACGCACTTTACCTCGATGTTTTTTCATGTAAGGAATATGATGATCAAGTGGTAATCAATTTGGTTAAGGAATTCTTTGGTGCTAAGTATATTAGACCAAACTATTTGACGAGACAGGCGTGATTACTGGATTTACGTGTGGTACATTTGATATTCTTCATGCTGGTCATTGCGCTATGCTTGAAGAATGTCGTAGTCAATGTGACAGGCTGATCGTCGGTCTACAAACCGATCCGACTATCGACAGACCAAAATTAAAAAATAAACCCGTTCAAAGTTTGCTCGAAAGGTTTATACAACTCAAATCTATTC